CTACATGAAACACAGTACTTATCTAAACTTTTTCCGTTACTACTTAAAACCAAGCTTTTAGTAGTAGTAGATGGGAAATATGCTATTTTTATTTGTTTTTTCATATTACCCCTCCTACTTGTACTGGGTAGTGTATTCCACTGTTATTTTTGTAACTGTGCCTGTATAAGTTATTGTATTAGTACCCTTTTCAAATAAAATAAAATTCCCTGAAGTGTCATCATCCTTAGATGTTAAATCCAAATTTCTAACTTGCAATAAATCACTATCTATTTCTACATAACCAACAACATTTAATATCTGCATCGTTTCACCGTTGAATGTTATTTGGATATTTCCAGTGCCATAAATCTTTATAAGAGATTCAGCAGGTGCATTCCCAAAGTATTCAAAAGTAAAACCACTAGATGTTATTTCATAGATTATAGGATCTAGGTCCGCCTTAAAAGGTTCACATATAAAATCCACACTAAAATTTCCAATACTTCTAAATTCCTTTTGTAAATTTCCAAATATTATTTTTTTAACTTTATAACATCTATCATTTCTTCCAAATATTAATCTATTATCTTCTATTTCTGTGAGCCATTCATATACTTTGTCAAAATCTAATTCAAGCTCCTCTGATCTAATTGAAAAAATAAAAGGAACTACCGCATTAGGGTAAGTTCCTTTGTTTATAAATAGTGTTCCATTTCTACCCCCAACTAGCTGTTCTTCATAGTCCTCATTTGCAACAGGCACAGAGGGATAATTTTCTAAAAATAAATTAAGATTAACGCTAGTATTGTTATTAAAATATATTTCGCCCTCTTTTAGCATGTAATCACCTGCCTTTATAAAAATCATTTAGTACTTCTTGATTTGGAGCAACAACTGTTTGTGTAAATTCTTTACCATCAACAATTAATTTTGCTATAATTGTTGGGTTAATACTCTTTTTGTCCGATTTATTTACATTAGATTGGTCATTTTCATTACTTACATACTCGTGTTTTGAAACAACTTTTGCGGTTGTTTTAGCAGTTTCAAAGTCTACTGTGGCTCGCATTTTAGCAGTTAAATCACTCATATTATCCTGAATGTCCTTTTGTAAATTAGGCATTGCTTTATCTATGCCAAGGCCTATACCTGATGGAATAAATTTACCGACTTCATCTCCTACAACCTTGGAAGGAGAGTGTATTCCAAGTGCACCTTTCATTCCACTTACAATGCCACCAGCAAAATCACTTACCTTAGATCCTAACCAACTAATCATGCTTTTCATTCCATTCCATAATCCCTTAACGACATTCACTCCTATATCAATCATATCACCAGGTAAATCTAAAAAGAAACCAACTATATCAGTTACTATTCCAGGTAGTGTATTAGCTGCCCAACTAGCAATATTAGTACCCCACTCAATTATTTTATTTAATACATCCACAAATACTGTAGCTATTTTCCCTGGTAATGATAAATAAAATTTTATTATATTACCTATCATCTTAGGGACTGTTGTTGCTATCCAACTCAGAACATTTACTCCCCATTTTATTAATGTTCCTATTGCAAATCCTAACGCATACCCTAGTTTGCCTGGGAGCTCATTAAAGAATTTCATAATATTAATAACAAGTTCACTTACAACAGTTGGAAAGTTATTAAAGAAATCTTTTACTGCATTAAATGCATTAGGTATATCTACTTTAAAAAAGTCTACTAACCATTCCCATACCTCTTTGCCCTTATCTAGTATAGAGTCCCATATGCTTATAATTGCAGCTCTAAAATCATCATTTGTGTTCCATAAATATACTACTGCTGCTACAAGAGCAGCTATTACTGCTATTATTATAATAACTGGACCACCTAATGCCATGATAGAAGTATTGTATAACCATTGAGCTGCGGTTAATCCCGGTAATATAGCTTGTGCATCTCTAAATGCTTTAACTAATCCCATTACCATATTTGCAACATTTAACACCATAAGTGCAGTACCTATTGCTATTATTCCAGTAGCTATTGTATTACTATTATCCATAACCCATGTAAATGCTGTAATAATTCTAGGTAACCATGTTTCCACACCCTCAGCAATTTTAGTAATTAAATTTCCAAATCCCTCTGCTAATTTATCAACACTTCCTGATAATTCTCCATCAGTTAAACTTTTAGCAATATTTCCTATGCTTTCTATTGCAGTTTTGGCAGCTTCTTTTAGAGGGCCCTCCATTTTCTCATATATCTGTAATCCTAAACCCTCTAAAGCACTTCCCATTAATGTCATTTGTCCTTGAAGATTATCATTCATGGTAGCAGCCATTTTTTCAGCTGCACCATCAGCGTTGTTAATTGCACCAGTTAATTTTTCGTAATCCTTAGGACTTGCATTTATTACTGCTAGCATGCCGGCTAAACTTTCTTTTCCAAAAAGCGTTGCTGCAGCTGCCGCTTGAGTTGCTTTATCTAATCCACCCATTTTACTTCTTAATTCATTAGTTACTTGGGCTAGTGGCTTCATCGTTCCATCTGAATTAGATAGACTTAAATTGTATTTGTCCATAACTGCTTTCATTTTTGAAGTAGGTTTGGCCATATTAACTAATGCAGTCTTAAGACTAGTTCCAGCTTGACTTGCTTTTATACCGCTATTGGCCATTAATCCCAAAGCTATACTCGCATCTTCCACGCTATAACCTAAAGCACCTGCGAGCGGAGCAACATATTTAAAAGATTCTCCAAGCATTGACACATTTGTATTAGAGTTAGAGCTTGCTTTTGCCAATACATCTGCAAAGTGCGCGCTCTCGCTTGCTTTCATACCAAATGCGGTAAGTGAATCCGTTACAATATCGCTTACTGCCCCCAAGTCCTCACCACTGGCGGCGGCTAAATTCATTATTCCGGGTAAACCCTCTAGCATATCTGTTGTTTTCCAACCGGCTAATGCCATAAATTGAAGAGCATCTGCACTTTCTGTTGCGCTAAATTTAGTAGTTGCGCCCATTTCTTTTGCTTTATCTGCTAGTTTGGTCATATCATCTGCGGTTGCACCTGAGATTGCTTTTACTTTAGACATTCCTGCCTCAAATTTTGTACCAACGCTAATTGCATATGCACCTATTCCAAGAAGTGCGGTGCCAACCCCAGCTATTGCAATCCCTACACCTTTTAATGCTGTGCCAGCAAGCCCACTTAAATTTTTTAGACCCTTTTCAGCTCCACGATTATCTATACTGGTATCAATAACTATACTTCCATCACTCATATATTTTTCACCTACCTTTTTTATAAAATAAAAAAAGCAGGCATTGGCTCACTACCTTATGGTGTGGCTCTAAGCTCTGTCTTTACAATATTAATTTTATTTATTTTTTTACACCTGGGACACTTCAATTCTCCCTTTATATAATCTGCTTTTAAAAGCAGTTGATTACAGTATCTACATCTAACCTCTTCAATTCTAATCACCTTCTTTTCTATAATAGTTTGGATAAATCTCCACCATTAATTAATGCATTTTCAATACTCTCAAGCTTTTCAGTTTCATTTTTGCTTGCATGACTTTGTATTTTATATAAATCTTTCATTTTTTTATATCGAACCTTTTCGTCTTTATCCTTGATTTTAGTTAGATCCATAGACCGATACCCCATAATTTTGACTATCTCATTATCTTCTTTTAGAGATTTAAACAAAGCTTTGAACTTCCACCAATGTAAATTTGCATCTTGTAAATCAATGCCATACTGGTCTAAAAATGCGCTATAGATATAATCATCATCAAAATTAAAATCATAAATCTGTGTACTCTTGCCCTTGCCCTTGGCAATTGATTTTGACTTGATTATATCTTTACCGCATCTATAAAACCAAAGCAACTGATCCATAGCTAAATTAATATTTATGGGAATCTTAGGATAGTAAAGTAATAGAGCCTGTTCTATTTTCCCCTTATCATCTAAATCATTATCAGCCATCATTAATTCAAATAGCATGGAGGTACGAAAATCTGAATTTATATCGTATTCCACACCATCTATATTGACTTTTAAAGGTAATAAATCAATTAGAATATTCATTATTTTTTAGCACGCTTTTGTGCTCGGTTAGGAGAATATTTACTAGTTAATTTTTCTAATTCTTTCTTTTGCTCATTAACATTTACTATTAATTCTTCGAAAGCTTTCAAACAAATCATTAAATTTACTTTATTACCAAACACTGTTTTATCAGTTCCCTCACCAAAAATAGTATTAAAACAATTAAACACAGCATTACATTGCTTTCTGATCATAGCTGATAAACTTATATCTTCTAACAACTTTGATGCGGCTGCTTCCTCCTGTACCTTTTTTACTGCAAGCTCGTATTTTTCCGCAGTATCTACATCATATATATCTATATCTTCTAAATCTACACTATACTTCTGGTGCAAACCCTTCTGCAAATGTTTTATCTGCTAAGGTGAATGTGCCTTCGATTGGGTCTGCACTTCCTAATAAACTACCAGAAACCCCTAACTCTCCGTCGTTATCATCAAAACTGTCAACTTGAACTGCGATGGAGAACTTTCTTGCCCTATAAGTACCTACTGCAGTACCAGGTTGGTCTAAGTCTACAATTAAATAATCTGCTTCCGTATCTATTCCTGTTTTTTGCATTTCTCCAATATTGCGAATATAAGTAATAACCGCTTCACTTACTATTTGGTCAGTATTAAAGCTTGTTACCCATTCATATCCTACGATAGATTGTGTAGCCCCTGATTGATTAATATATCTCTTGCTTGATGTTTGAGCCGATGGGCTTTCGTTCAACTCCGTAAACCCTGCTCCTAACAGTTCAAACGAATCTGCTACATTTAAATAATTTGCTTGGGTTTTTCTTTTTCTTATTGTCATAACTAAATTCCTCCCTGTTTATAATATTTTAATCTGAGTTCTATTTGATATCTTGCTTTATCCACGCTAACTGCAAATGCATAACCAGGAGATAATACTTTAATTTCTTGGCTTTCATAACCATCATCTAGTACTGGAAAAATATCATTATTATTGTTTTTTTCAATCCAATTTGCAAAATCAAAATAAAACCCACTGTTACTAATATTTTGTAAAACATCAGCTCCATAAGGTTCTCTGCTTGCAAAAATAAATTGAAACTGCCTGACACTATCACCATTTACATATGTTTTAATTATTGGATTAGTAGGAACTTCCTCAATAGAGTAAACTGTTGCGAGCTCTCCCAAATAATCCACATTTACTTTTATAATACCCTCTGCTCCCTCAAACTCTTGCAGATGAGGACAAGTTTTTATATATTCTCTTAAAGCAGTTATAATCATCTATGTCCTCCTACAAAACTTGCTATTGTTGATACTATTTCATCACCTTTTGCGCTCCACATTCGAGGTGCCCACATTTTACCACGTGTTCCTCCTTGTCTCCCATTGCTTGCATTAGTATAATATTGTCTCTTAGCATAAGGAGCATTGTAGGTTACGTTGTCTGTATTAATAGTAACCATCATATCTTTTAGTCTACCAGTAAGATAAGGAACATAATTATTCATTTCTTTAGCACACTCTTTAGTGAATTTTACTTGAGCTCTACCATCTTTGTTTAAATAGCGAGCGAGTAAAATTTTCTGTGTACTACCCATAATAATTCTTACACTATTACTCATTATTTGCCCTCCACTTCAAAATGATCTGAGAGCGGTCCAGTTGACATTATATTTATTACATCATCAAAATTATTTTCTAAATCAGATATCCTGTAAGGTTTAATTCCTTCAATTTCAAAATTAATTTCACCTTTTACAATTTTATCATCAATAGCTAAAGTAAAATAATTTACTCTTTCAGTATCATTTAGTTTTCTAAACTGTTTTGGAGAAATATAATTATCTAATTTATC